TATAGGCTCCGTAACAGGCGCAGGCTAAGCCAATGAGCGCGGTGATAAGCTGAACCCAGTCGGTAAGCCACGGAATAAACGAAACAGCGGTGGCACCTGCCGCTGCTGCTAGGCTGAGTCCAGGGCTTGTGCTGCTGTTCGTTGGTTCCATTACTCGGATTTAGGCTGGGCGGCTGAGACTATGAGGTCCACAAGCGGAAGGGCTGCACGGGCGTTGGCAACGCCACCAGCCTTAACCGCGATGTCGATGAGTTGAAGGAGGCTGTTGGCCTGCTCCTGAGTGAGTTCGATATTGATCATGCGGAGGGAACGTCAGCGATAACCACAGGAGGCACCGGCACCCACGGCAACGGCAGCGTAACCACCGGAGGATCGATTTGATTCTCGATCTGCTGCGTCACGTTGGCTTCGATAGCTGTCTTATCGACACCGTTGCTATAGCACCAACCAAGCACCTGTTCCTGCGTCAGGTCAGGATATGGCGTGAACTCACCAGACGGCGGAGCGAACGAGCAGGAGCCGTAGCAAGTGCCGCTGTATTGATCCTGAGTGCCGTTGCATCGCCAGTCGGCGGTGATTACGACATCGGTGAGACTGCCTTCGGTCGGCTTAACGAGAAGGCGTTCGATGATCCAGAGGATGGTCATAAATTAGCGGGATTCGAGGGTTTGGACGCGGGCGGTGAGTTCTTGGATTGCGGCAACCAAGATGGGGACGATTCGAGACATATCGACTCCCTGCGGCTTGATCGAACCATCGGCGTTCACGGAATCCTTTTCACCAGTGACAGCGGCAGGAACGATGTCGGCCAATTCATGGGCCAAGAAACCTTCGCCAGCAGAACCATTTGACTTCCAATTATAAACGGAAGGCTTCAGCGCGTTGACGCGAGTAAGACCACCAACCAAAGGCTGGACAGATTCCTTTAGGCGATAATCGGATGAAGTGTTGTAGGCAGTAGCAGTCGTTGTAACTGAGATGTTTCCAACCTGAAGCGTCTGACGATAAAATTTAATTGTTTCACCATCTGTTGCAAGTCGGTTACAGAATAACGAAGCATCGCTTGTGACTGTTGCTTGAATATACCCTCCTGCTGCTTCTTCAAGACCAACAGTGCCAAGTGCGCTTGCCGTCTTTCCTATAAGCAATCGCCCATTCGCATCGAGGGTCATTGCTGTGGTAAAGGCAATGGCGGAATCTACAGTGGGATCGGTTCCAGCAATCAGGAAACGATGCTCACTGTTCGTTTGAATGTATTGCGAAGCGTATCCAGCGGCTACGCGTTTCCAACCTCCAGAGTTATATGCATTCTGAGAAAGGTATATATCGGTACTAGGGTAAACAGAAAGGCTTCCTCCATTAAGCTGAACGCACTTGTAAGGAGAACTCCACGCACTCGGCGTAACCCCCACGCCCAACCCCGTAGAGTTGAGGGTCATGGCGGTGCCAGCGTTGGTGGCCCATGCGTGTTCGCCAGTCTGATTGATGACGTATCGGTTGCTTGCCGCAGTCACTGACCGAATAACAAATGAACTGTTTGAAGCACTCGGAATTCCAGCAGACAACGCAAACTCCTCACCACCGGCACCGCTGTTGACCATACGAATTCTTACGTTCGCATTGTCGTTTCCGCGAATCAAAATCGCGTCAGCCAGATTGTTTGTAAAAATGTCCAGCGGCGCACCGGGAGTCGCAGTACCAATACCCACCCGATTGTTCGTCGAATCAACCTTCAGCGTACTCGTATCCACCGTCAGATCGCCGGTGATGGTGGCGGAGCCAGCGGTGACGAGTCCGGTGACGGTCAATGCTCCACTCGCGGTTGGAGAGGATGAGAGCAGATTGTTGATGCTGATGCGTTTGGTATTCCCCGAGGCTGGTGGAGTATCCGACACGTCCACAATCGGGATCATGTCATTTATTGCATCGGCTGCCGTTAGGTTTGTTAGTGCTGAGATTTTAGCGTCTGCCATATCAGTAAACTGTTAAGATTAGTTTTCCCAAGTCTTCTTGTGTTAAAAATGTGGAGCCATCTTCCAGCACTATGCTGTCGAATGTGCCATACGAAATAACGAGCTTGCTGGTTCCATCTTCTTGCAGCAGGAATGTCTCGTCCTCTTGTAGAACATCCCTCCGCATAATCGGAGGCTCAGGCATGATCCCATTATAGGATCTCGTCCTGTTGATTGATGTTCCAATAGAGATCATTAGCTACGAGCTAGGAAAGCCACAACGCTACCGGATGAGATCTGGAATCCAGTGATATTACCCACCAGCGGTAGGCCAGCAGGGATCGTCTTGGAAGTCCAAGTGCCGGAGATCTGGTAGCCAGTGATGGACGTAAACACCGTCGGCTCGGTCGGAATCAAGCCAGACCAGTTGCCGGTCTGAGCGGCGGTGCTAGTGACCAGCGCAAAGCCCTCGCGGCCCATGCTGTACTCTGTGGAGATGTCTGCTTGAACGGCCATAAAATTGTGTTTTGGTTAAAGGGAGGGTCACTAGCGTGTCCAGTGACCCTCCCAGTTTTGGTTGTTTAACCTTTGCGGATCTTCGGTGCCAGGGCTCCCTGTATCCACAGGATGAGCTTGCCTCCTTCGGGAATAGTCGCGGTGTTGAAGGCGGTGCGCTGGAGTGACGCATCGACTTCGGGGCCGGCGACAATCTTAGCCTTGTCGTTTCGGTCCACCGAGATGGTTGTGGCGATTCTCATGGGTAACCTTAAGCGGTGACCAGAACTTCGGCCTGGGTCGTGTCCGCGGCCGCGGCGCCGAACATGATGTCGTAAGACGCCATGTGAGCGCGGGAGGCGCGGCTGTACCAGACGGAGAGCAGGCAGCTCAGGCCGTTGGCGGTGGTGACGGCGCGTTGCTCGAGGAACTCACCGGCGATCATGCCGACCGGGAGGCCGGAGGCGATGGCGATGGCATCAGGGCCGCAGACGAAGCCGGCGGTGTTGGCCTCGGCAGAGGTCCAGCGGTTGTTCTCGGCGACCACGTCGAAGCCGAACCGGCCGTTCGCCAGCAGCTCCAGGCGGCTGTCAGGGAAGGTGTTGCTTGCGGCAGAGAACTGGAGGCGAGCGATGTGGCCACCGTCCAGGATGAGGTTCTTGCTGCGGTAGTTCTTCGCCAGGGCGAGGATCGCAGGTAGATCGGAGGTGTCGAAGTTGGCCGCGGTGCCGATAGTAACTGCGGTGCCGTAGTTGCCCGAGACCATCAGGGCGGTCAGCACGTCGCTGATGCCGTAGGCAAACAGGTCGGCAGAACCGGCAGCCAGGTCGGACAACATGAAGCCCTGGTTAAGCTCCTGCTGGGTGACCGTGAAGTTCTTCGAGATCTGGTTCACGGTGACCGCGGTGGCGGCCAGTGTCGAATCGTTGTTGGTTTCCCAGGACGTCGGGTTGGTCTGGGCAGCGGTGCCGGTGGTGTACTTCTTGACTTGAACCGAGGCGCGGGGCCGGAGGTTGTCCAGGCCGACGTTGCGGCTGAAAGCGGAGACCAGGGCCAAACGAGTGGCGGCCACAGTGATCACTGCATCGGCGAGGTAATCGACAACCAAGCCCGAGGCGAACGTGTTGGCGTTCTGGGGGGCGTGGATGGCGCTCTGGCGCAACAGCTCGGAGTGGTTGGCCACCAGGAACTTGCGGCGGTCATTGCCGGCCTGAAAGCCCTTGTGCTTCTCGAGCAGTGCATTGCCGAGGTTCTCGATGCGAACCGGGGCGACGGGCTCCGGTGCAGGGGCGGCGGTGATGGTCTTGGCGCTGATGGCAGCGGCCACGGCCTTGGCGACGATGGCGTCGATGTCGAGGGCGGTCGGCGCACTAGGAGCGGCCGCCACCACGGTGTTGGAATCAGTCATGTTGTGTGGTGTCTGCTGTGATGTCGGCGCGGTTGTCGCGCCATCGTCGGCAGCGTTAGTGCTGCCGGTCGAAAGTTTGTTGTCTGTGGTTTCGCCCTCCTCGACTTCGAGCTGGGCATAGAGTGCCTTGAACCAGTCACGGCCGGCGGCACCTCCCCAGAGGTTTGCAGCCACGTCGGCCGGGGTGTTGGCTTCGGCCTCGAGGAAGCGCTCGTTGCGTCCCCACCAGGCGTTGGCTGTGCGGATCTTGTCCTCGGTGGGCGCCTCACCGGCCACCAGGGCCTCGGCGTCCAGGACGGTTTGCTTCTCGAGGCCATCACCGGCCAGGCCTTCGGCATACTGCTCGAGGCCTCGCCGGAGGTTGCTTCGGACGGTCTCAGGGGCGGTCTTGGTCACAGCCCGAGGATGCCAGCAGGCGGCCATGGCGAGCTGCTCGGTGGTCTTGTCGGCTAGTCCAAACTGGATTGCCTCCTGGGCGGTGAACCATGTTTCTGCGGTCATTGCCGCGCGGATCTGAGCTGAGGTCTTGCCGGTGCGCTTGGTGTAGATGCCGGCCAGGATCTCCGCGTGCTGGTCGAGGGCGTTGGCCATCTTCCGCATATCGTCTGAGGTGCCTGCCACCATTCCAGACGGGTCATGGATCATGAACAGCGAGGCCTCGGCCATCTCGATGCTGTCACCTGCCAGGGCTATAATTGACGCAATCGATGCGGCGATGCCGACCACCCGGGTTGTCACCGGCGCCTGCCGGCCTCTGAGCATATTGTAGATCGCTAGGCCGTCCCAGACGTTACCGCCAGGGCTGTTGATCTCGACCACCAAGGGGCCAGGGCCGACAGACTGGAGAGCATCGGAGAATGCCTTAGCAGAAATGCCGGAGCCACCGAACCAGTCTTCACCGATCTGGTCGAATATCTGGAGCACCGCCGGCTCATGTACCGAGGCTCGGGGGCTGTAGGAAAGCCAGTTGGTTACTTTAGTCATTCGGTTTTCTTGGCTCTGGTTTTCCGTTTCTTGGGCTCGAGCACTGCGACCACCTCTTCGATGGGCTCGGCCGGGATCGGCTCGGGCATTTCTTCGGAAGGAGGCTGCTCGAGAGCGGCCGCGGCCGGCTCCGGTGCTATCGGCTGCTTTTGAGCGGTCGAGATCTGTGAGACATCGAGGCCGTACTTGACCGCCAGGTCTTGAATGTACCGGGCCTGTTGAGCCTTGGCCTCCAGGGCGGATCGCCAGTCGATGCCTCGGGCGCCGTAAATCTCGTCGTAGGTGGTAATGCCTGCACCAAGCTCGTTTAGCTGTGCGGCTGAGTTACGACCGACGTCGACGTTAGGCGCTCGGGGCGCCTGGATGGCCACCTCGTACCAGTCGTCGGGGCTGTCTCTGAGTGTCGGGTCGGTGCGGATGGCGTACTCCATGACGTATTCCCAGATACGTCGGGCGGCCGAGGCCATCACCTGGTGACGGCTGCGGAACCACACCGATGACATATCGAGTGAGCCACGGTAGACGGTGCCCTGCATCGATTCTGGGAATACCAGGACGTAAGGGATGCCGACGCCAGCACAAACCTTCTCGGTCAGGCTGCGCCAGTACTCACGCATATTAACATTCGGGCGGTCAGCGCTGAACTGCTCGAACTCGTCGCCAGTCTTCATGACCTTGACCGATGCGCCGAAAATGTTTTCGTAGTAGTTCTGGGCGGTCCCCTGGGAACCAGCAACACCGGATCGGAGGCTAGTTGCCTGCACTTCGCCGGAGCTGGTCTTGATCACCTGGGCCACGCTGGAGGCGAGCTTACAGGACTCCATCTCGAGCTTTTGGAGATCGTCCAAATCGTGCAGGTCGTTGATCACACAGGCCACAAAAGGCAGGCCGCGGAGCTGGCCGGCACGCTGGGCCTCGTAGATGTGGACCACCGAGTCGGAAGAAATGGACCGGATGTCGGTAAGCTGTCCCTGCTGCTGTTCCTGGCCGCAATAGAATGAGATGGCCCTACCAGTCTTGGGATCGAACCGCACACCATCGAACACATCAGGGAGGCCCTCCTGGCCAGCGGGTGTCGACACTTGCTGCGGCTCAATGAGCTGCAATCGGGGCCGGCCGGTCTCGCCCTTGGTCAGGAGGATAAAGGATTCCCCATCGTAGAACCAGCCACGGGCTGCCAGCGACATCAGGGTGCCGAAAGACTGCCGGGATCCGATGTCAGGGTAGCGGCTCCAGGTGTCCCACCATTTCTTAGCTCGGAGATTCCAGTCGGGATTCGAGGAAGCCGGCTGCACCGAGAAGTTGCTGCCGACGGTGTAATTCTCAAACAGGTCACCGAGGCGATTCATCACCGCGTTGTTCTGCTCGAAGAATCGGGACTTTCGGACGATCTGCTGCCGGGTAGAGGCAGTCACATCGAACCGCACCGAGGTGTAGCTGGTGTCCAGGAAGGACCGGCGGATCGAGTTAGACGCGCCTTCGTAGCGGTCGACAGGCGCCGACCGGAACTTGCTCAGGATGGTGTCGAGGAATCCCATCAGCTCATGCCTCGATAGCTCGCCTCACGGCGGAAGTTGGAGAAGTCGCCGCCGAAACTGGTGGCTGCAACCAGAACCACGGTCACCATCTTGGTGTAGATCTGGGCGTCGGTGGGCGTAAGGTTGCCGTCCTGCTCGAGGTAATAGACGGCCAGGTCGTAGTCATCGACCAGGCTTTCCCACATCTCGACCATCTCGGATGGTGTGGGGGCGCCCTTGCCGGGCTCGGCGAACTCGACCGACACATCGGAGGATGATGTCGACCGGACCACCTGGCCGGACTCGATCACTGTGGCCGCGGCGATGGACTTAGCAGCCAGGGCAGCCAGGAGCGTCACACCACCCAGTGTCGCATAGACACTGCGGAGATAGGCCCTCTTGATGGCTACGGTAAACGTGAACACCTCGGGCGGATCTTCACCGATCCCAGGGTGACTTCAATAGGTTAGCTGGCTATTGACTCGCTTGACGTAACCAGATCATTCCAGAGCATCACCATAGCGAGCTGCATGATTTCGCAGTCGTGCAGATGGTCGGGCCACTTTTGGTTCCTCTTAACCCAGACGTGCTTGATGCGACCCGCGCGGTTGGCCTGGGGACGTAGGACGTGCGAGTCCAGGTGGCGCCAGTAGAGTTCAGGATCGGCGATGTAGGCACCTTCGGCCTGGACGCTGGGCGGATCCTGATGGACGCCCCATTCCCGGTCGATGTCGCCCTTCCTTAGCCTGGAGAGCATATCTCGGAGGTGCTCGGTGTCGAACACCAGGAGGGGCTGCACCACGTCGGTCCTCATAGAGGATGATGTCGACAGGCCGAAAGGGTGCACCGCCCCGGTGGCTGCTGTGAACCGGGCTCCGGTCTCTCGGCCTTTAAGCGGCATCCAGCCAATCACCATGGGCTTGCGGAGGCCGCCTTCCGGTGGGTAACGGAGGCCGCACGGGAAGGTAATCGGGTTGGATGTCACCGAGGAATAGGAGGCACAGGCGTCATAGACGGTCTGGGTGTTGAAGCCTGAGTCGATGCCGACATCCATGTCATGGACCTCGAGGGCCACCTGCACCCGGCGAAGGGCTGCAAAGTCGTCGGCATGGCCGGCAGCAACCAGGGTAGAGTTGCCGTCTTTCCACTCGCGGCACACCCACCACAAGAACGGCGCCACGGCCTGAACGTCGGCGGTCAGGTAGCGGCGGCCGCCATCGACGGTCACGGTGGCCGCGGTCTCGGTGCGCTCCTGCTGCACGTCCTGTTGCTCCCATGGCTCTGCAAGGTTGCCGTTAATGAAGCCTTGGAGGCCGGCCATCGATGCCTTGGCCTCGAGGAACGAGACAGCCAGATATCCCCAGGTGCATTTGCGGTCGGGGCTATAGAGGCTGCTGAGGTGGTAGGAACGCACACCAGGCATGGCGTTGGGATTCTCTGGGCGCCATTGGCCATGTCGGAGGGCTGCCACCTTGTGCGAGTCGGTGATTTTGCCCTGGCAGAGCTGGCAGACGTAATGGGCCGAGGATCGGATCTTGGCCAGGTCGTGTTTGCCGTCCTCGGCCTTGGCGTCGTCCCAGGTCACCTGGCGCCATTCGAGTTTGATGTACTCCCGGCAGTGGGGGCACGGCAGGTAATACCGGCGCTGGTCACCGCGGAGGAAGCGCTGCCAGATCCGGCCTTCGACCACCGTCGGTGTGCTGGTCATAAAGGCCTTGGAGCTGCTGAAGCTCTTAAGTCGCTGCTCGGCCAGGTCGAGGGCGTCGGCCTCCCGGGCGGTGGCCTCAGCAAATTTGTCCACCTCGTCGGCGATCAGCACCCGAACCGGGCGGCTGGCCAGGTTGGCCGGGCTGTTTGATCCTACGAAAGTCAGGGTCGACCTGGTGAAGTTCTGCTCGAGGTTGGTGATCTTGTCGGCCTCGGCCGGGTAACACTCGAGCATGGCCGGGCTGTCCTCGAGCATGGGCAGCCAGCGGCTCTTCGAGAATGACCTGGCCAAGGACTCGGTAGGCATCAGCCACAAGGCCGGGCTCGGCTCGTTAGCGATTAGCCAGGCCAGGCCGGCCATCAGGGTGGTCGTTTTGCTGGTTTGGCTGCCCCAGCACAGGGTGACCTCGTAGACCGTCGGATCCTTCCAGGCCTCCATTGGCTCCCGGGTATACGGTCGAACCGAGGTGCTGAATGGTCCTGGGTGCTCGGTCTGCCGTTGGGTCAGCCGGAGCGATGCCTCGGCCCAGTCGACCACCGTCTGCATCGGTGTCGGCCGGTAGAGGTTGCGGCGGTAGTCCAGGAGGGAGCGCTGAAGGTCGGTTAGGTTCAAAATAAGCGCCCTTCGTGTTGGTTGGAGATCCTGGCCTCGGAGATCTTGTGGTATTCAGGATCGCGTTCGATGCCGATGAACCGGAAGCCGTTGATGGTTGCAGCCTTGCCGGTTGAGCCGGAGCCCATAAAGGGATCGAGGATGGTTCCGCCTGGTTGAGTTATCAGGCGGCAGAGGTAGGCCATTAGCATGGTCGGTTTGACGGTAGGGTGATTGTTCTCGGATTCTCGATCCACTTTACCAGCCTTGGCCGTGTAGAAGAACCGGGCGCCGGACTTCAGCGACAGGGCCGCCTCGTTGCTGCCGTCGTGGATGATGTTGGCAGGCCAGCGGCCGGAAACGGGTCGCGCTTCTCCGCCGTCACGCGAAAAGCCTCCTTGGAACATTGTAGAGCCTCCACCACTCCACCCACCACCATCGGTTCCCACTCTACACCCATCGACATTGATGGCGCCGGTGCCGTACTGGATCACATTGGCGGCCACCGTGCTGGAGAATGGCTTTCGGGCCATGGTGATCGGCTCCAGGGCAGGCTTTAGGGCGGTGCCCCAACCTTTGTGGTCGCCTTCGAGATTGTGCGACTTCGGAAAGCCCGACCCATACACCCAGGCGATCATGTCGCGGATCTCGAAGCCGGCGTCCTCGATTCTGCACGCCATCCGGTGCTGCGTCCTGGTGCCGGCAAATGCCAGTAGGTGGCCTCCCGGCTTCAGCACCCGTAGACACTGCTTCCAGATAGCCACGCTCGGCACGTCGTAGTCCCATTTCTTGCCCATGAATGACAGGCCGTAAGGTGGGTCGGTCACGATGCTGTCGACCGAGTTGTCCGGTAGTGTGACCAGAACCTCTAGGCAGTCCCCCAGGTGTAGCTTGTAGGTCATTTCCATGGGTCGGTGTTGTGCAATGTCTTGAGCGCCACCTCCTGGACCCACCTGGTCAGCTCACGCTCGGCGTGCTCGGGGTCATGCGGTGCAATACGGCCGGAGAGTTGTTTCGGCATGGCCTTGATCAGCGAGGCCACGGCGCCGTCGTGCTCCTGCATCACCCGTCGGACCCAGTCACCGGAGACCAGGCGGCGCTCCTTCTCGGCCTGGGTGATCACCTCGTCACGGGCAGACGTGAGGTTCTTGGCTGCCGCGGCATGGATCGCCACCAGCCGGCCGGCGTCGGCTCGACCACCGCGGAGGGCATCGACAGCCAGGTCATAGGCTGCACGCTCGATCTGGCGCTGCCTTTCGTAAGCGCCCTCAGGCGAGTCGGTGGCTGCTGTTGCGGTGTTGAGAGGGGTCTCTGCTTCAATAGGCCTGTAGGGGCCTTCCTGTTCGATTGTAGGGGCGTCTGGTATTGGTGGCGATTGTATGTGTTGAGTCGTCGACTTTGACCGGATGTTTTTCTTGCGCCAGGCATCGGCGACCTCGGGACTATGCATGGGCATTCCTTTGGCAGCCAGTTGTGTGACGTAGCCATGCGAAACACCGGCGTGCTTGGCGTATTCCCGCTGGGTCATGGCTTTAAGGCTCCTAGGATCTCAGGAGGCAGCATCGAGTCGGGCACGTCACCAGCGTACTGCAAAGCCCTGAAAACGCCGTCGCGCCGGCTGTCCTGCGAGTTGGGCACGCAATAGCTGACGATTTGTTCCGGTGTGGTGCCACGTTTCATTAGCCGGATAAACCATGCCACGTTTATCAGACCGTATTGATCCACAAGAAACTGGATGTGATTGTTTTGCATAGATATTGTGTTTTGTGCTTGATCACAGAAATTGATAGGGGTCTCGCGTTCACCA